CCCGCCCTGATTACGTTCGGCGACAATGCGGTCTGCTTGGTACTCTTCAAAGAGTGACACAGCCCTCGCAGCCCATTGCTGAGGTGTGTAGCGACCTGTGTAGTCTGCCAGAACGTAAGCAATACCATTTACGTCAATCCCTGCTACAACAATACCAGTCATGTCTGACTCTTTATTGCTGGTGATAGCAGGATCAATAGATACTACAATACGGTTTAAGTCGGGTACTTGGTCTTTCTCGACCTCACAACCTGCCAGAAGCTGTCTGCTCCATAAGGCTCCAGAGGCTTCATCAAGGATTTCTGCGTAGAGTTCCTGCCTACCAAGTCTGGTGCCTTCATACGTCTTCCTGACTGCATCAAGGAACGTAGAGGCTAGGTTAGCAGAGTTGTCGTAGGTGGAACCTGTAGAGGTTACCGTCTTCTCATCACCAAGGATGTTACGCAGGAGCTTGGTTGTCTTAGGTGTGGTGGTGATAAATATCTGTGGGTGGTTGCCAAGTCGTAAACCAAACTGCAACATATCCCAAGTCTCTTGGGCATTACGCCAAGCACACAACTCATCACACCATGCAGAGTAAGCCTGTGGACCCCTGAGTCGTTCTGGGTCCTCTGCCGAGAAGAATACAGCCTTAGCCCCATTCTCCCATGTCATGGTGTTGTTAGTAGGGGACCATTCTGGATAACCAATAGGTTTACCACGGTAGGTCTTATCACCCTTCCAACAAACATTAAGGAGGCCAGAGTCCCCCTCAACCATTACCTTGCGTACATCACCCTTAGTAGGGGCTACACAATGTACAATCTTGTCACCTTTACGGATACGATGTCTTACCCACTCTGCACCCGCTCTGGTCTTTCCCCAACCTCGTCCTGCTAAGGCTACCCAAATATCCCAGTGGTTGCCTTTAGGCTCTAGCTGGTTGGGTCTAGCCCAGAACTCCCAAGTGTGTTGTAACTCTTCTACCTTAGCTGGACCTAGCTGGTCCATGATAGAGGCTACTTCTTCATCAGGGAGCTTTCGTAAGTCTTCAGCCGTTATCGCTAGAGTCATCAGATCGGGTCTTACCCAGTAGAGTCATCAGGGTGTCAATGGCAGACTCATCCATATCAGGGTCTTCATCCTGCTCCTGCTCATTCAGAGTGGAGTTAGGGGACCACCCACCCTTACTACGGAGAAAGAGTTCCTGAGACTTGAAGTCACCTTCAAGAGCCTGTTGTACAACTTTGTTGCCTACCATCCCTACAATGTCCGCTCTCTCTTGAGCAATGTCCTGACCATAAATCTTGTAGAAGGTGGCAAAGGAAGAAGGGGCATCCTGTAGCTCCTGAATGGAGACCATGATGTCCTTCATAGCTACGCCATCTCGAATCATCTTGCGGATTCGATTGGCAATCGCTTTCTTGTGAGGGAGTGCCGCTGGCATACTTAAGTCCTAGACAACAGAATTAGGGACAACAAAAAAAATAGATAGATTTAGGGATTTAAAAACAGTTTATGTCACATACTATAGTATGTCTATAGTGTGATTACCAAAACAGATTTAAATCATAATTGGTAATGGTCTATAGTGGGCTATAGTATGTTATCCAATTTGGTAATTAATCTTATCTGGTTTGTGCTATAGTCTTACTATAGTATAAGCCCTAAATGAGACAAAACCGGAAGTACTTTCTTTGTTGTTTTGTAAAAATATTGTTGTAGTGTGATATTAATGCCACAGTATGCCCCCCGTAGGCTAGTGTAGTGCTGCTGAGTGCCGCCTTACTTTTGACTTATGTTGTGGCTGTAGGTGCATACCGCACACAATACATTTAATTCGAGATAAATCCTAGGGACCCATAAGTGTGACATTTGTGCAACACACAAGAATAATCGTACTATATGTGTCTGTTATGCCACAGTTCTTAAAACGTGTAGAACTTTTGCTTGACACTCGCTGAGCGAGAGTGCATACTACATATAGTATTTAATTCAAACTTTAGATACTACATATAGAGAAAAGCGACCGTGAGCAAAATGCACACAATCGCTTGTCTCTAATTTGATTTAATATGTCTTTAACCTGTAAACCTTCGCTTCGGCTTATTGCTGAAATCTAATACGTAAGAGCTACCAATTTTCACTGGCTTGGCTGCTTCTACTGTTGCGGCCACCCGGTTAGCGGCTAGCGCTTGCTTGCTTGTCTGTTGCATTAATCCCAGTCCTTGAAGTCTGTGTTGTCTTGATAACCGTGAGCAAATGCAGTCTGCTCTTCAACGCTTAGGTCGTGTACCTCTGAACCGTTAAGAACGCTGTCTTGCGTGTAAAAGAACGGTTTAGGACTTCTACGATAATAAGACTGCCTAGAGCCGTTAGAATAGCACCATGCTAGGGTTGAACCTTTGGGATGTGGATTGATCATGGTTTAACCTTTTCGATCCTGAATGTTTCATGTGAGAACGACGCCAAGTGAGCGCATTCTCGATAATGTCCGACAAACTTAGGCGTGTTGCCAAGCCATAGCCGCCATACTGGTTTCTGTGTTTCCGTCATATTTTACCCGCATACTGATAAGCCAAAAAAGCGACGAATAACGCCAAGACGATAAGAGTGAAAAAGAATTCGGTCCAAGTAAGCATTATGAAAGCTCCTTTTCTGTTGCGTCAATAACGAACCCGGATTGATCATAAACCGCCTTGCCCTTAGCACGCAAGCCAACAATCACGCCAAGCGGATCAAGAAAGCGCAAGTCGTGCTTGTCACCGTCAACCACTGGAACGCCCTTAAACGACGCTGGAAGCTTGTTACGGAACACTGCTGCTGCATTCATGCCCGATTTAATTACATCCCGTAGTCGAGCGCTGTATGGCTTTGATGCTTCACTATAGGACCAAGTAAGCGAGTAATTGTCCGGCAGGCCTTTTCTGTTATGTAGTTTGGTATAATCATACCATTGTAACTCAGGAAAGCGTTCAATAATTCCGTAACGCTCGAACCTAATATCGCTTGTGCCATTGGGCCGGATAACCGGAACCAAGTCTTTACGGATTGCCCAATTTGCAAAGCGGTCAACGTCTTTTGCTAAAGCGTCGACAAAGCCAATGGGATCAAGATTAAACCATGCTGTTTTAGCTATTCGAGCTTTTTGCACGTTGCTGAATTTACCCATGCCTGCTGAATTTAAGCATCCCTCAACACATCCCGCTTCTTCCGCCATAGGGCAAACATTCACGCCGCTTAGCTTGTGCGGTGCTAGGTACATGATTGCCGTCACGTAGGTCTTTTCTGTGTCGAGTTTCTGCCCTTTGACGGTTTTTGCATCGCCGCCGCAAGCTAAGAGCTTTCCACGCCATTTGTGTACTGTCATGGCCTTTAGTCCTTAACGAAGTCACGCAAAACGGAGACCGGGTAGACGTTGGCCGGGCCATATTTGCCAATGTGCAAGCCCCGTGCCTTAGCGTATCGGGTCAGCATATGACCCAAGTGCGCACGCATGCCGTGGTCCGGGTTAAAGCCGATCAGGTCGAGATATTGCGCAAGGGTAAGGCCCGTTTTAATCTTTGCCTTACGCTTAGGTTTAGGCGCTGCAACGGCTTTACCGATTGCTTGGATTTGTTCCGAGGTCAGTTTAATATTGATTTGAGACATAATTTCTATTCCTTGTTTCTGTTGTTCAAGCTAATGCGCTTGCACAGACCGAGACGCCTAGTTTGCCTTGGGAGAAGAGAGGCAAAAGGGCGCCCGGCCTATGTAAGCGCACCGAGTAGGTGCGCAAGTTTTACCGCTCAATCGAGCGGTTTTGGGCGATCTTTTTCTTCGTTGCTTTCAGCTTCACAATTTCACCCGCCCAGTAGTCAGCAATGGTTGAGCCGTTATCAATAAGGCGCTGATAATCTTTGATCAAGCTATCGATCCCAATGTTGATACCAACGAAATCACGCCAGTCTAAACCTGTTACTTTCTCTTGCATTACTCTAAACCCCTTAAAGTGTTGCTAAACCGAAAACCGCAAACAATCCCATGCAGAGAAGCACGGGAACAAAAACCATTTCAATATAAGTCATCATTTCCCGAACCCCGTTCTCAATTGTCGCAGATAATGTTACCGATGATGATGGCAACCAATGGCGCAAAACATACACCGAAAATAAAGATTGTTGCTGCGATAGTCATTTGTCTTGCCCCTTGGCTTGTGTTGTTTCGATGAATTAAATCTAGGCCTGAAATGTGGCAAGAATAAGGCAAGAGTTATGCTCTCAGGTCATGGGCCTATGCAGTAATATCATGGCTCCGAGGCTATACATCAAATTTTACCTATGGTAGGGTATAGCATAATTTGAAGACGGGTATTTTCCGGGCATCGCCTTTTGAGCGATAGAGCCAGAAACCAAAGATGCAATATATCTTGCTACTGTCTAGTTTACACTGTCTAGACATGGCAGCCATGCAATAATATCAAGCTATGCAAAAGTAATCCTTGACATGCACCAGACGCATATCTAAGCTATGCACTCAGGACATATCTAATTTCGTCATAGGAGCTATGCAAAAATGGTTGTCAAGCAATCTTTTCTGTTGACATGCACTGGACGCATACCTGATGAGCTATGCACTGGACGCATGGCTGGTCTGACCTCCCCCGTGGGAAAATGACCCCCTCGTGGGAAAATGAGCCTTAGGCCCCCCGTGGGAAAATGAGGCCCTCGTGGGAAAATGAGCCTTAGACCCTCAGTGGAAATTGACTGCTCACTCTATGTCTCCATCAAACTATTTTGTTGCAGGTACAATTTTGTTGTTGACAACTCCATAAAGCTCCTACTACTATTGTTGCACACTAACTGAAAGGAAACCCGATGAACAACGTAATGAACAAGCTGATGGACCTCAAGCAGGGCATCGTAGATGTCACCTTCACCAAGAAGGATGGCACTCTTACCACTCGCAAGATGACACTGAACTCTAGCATTGTCGCAGCACTCAAGCAGTGGGATGATACAGAGGCAGAGTTGAACCCTAACCTTATCAAGGCGTGGTCTATCACTGATGATGGCTGGAAGGCATTCAAGCCTCACCTGATAGAAAAATGGACCCCTCTCCACAAAAGTAGCCCCCTATGAAAAAGTAGCCCCCTATGAAAAAGTAGCCCCCTATGAAAAAGTAGCCCCCTATAGAAAGGATAGCCCCATGCGTAAGTACGCCCATGTAGTAATAATTCACTGTTCTGATTATGCAGACATTGCCCGTGCTTTCACCCGAGAAGAAGATGCTGATGCCTTCATCGAGGATTGTAAGAAACAAGAAAGTCTGTGGCCCAACGGTAAGTATTACACTTACGAGACCAAACAAATCGAACTTGATGGAAACCCTCTGAACGGATACTAAGATAATGGACGAGATTGAACATGTACTCAAAGACATCATTGACGATGCTATGGCAATGCTCGATGATTGTAAGAGCCGTACACACCCAAGTGCAGACGCAGCAGGTCGCATACAGATGTATGCCAGTGACCTCGGCGATTATGTAGACAACTTCCTTGAAAGCCTAGATATTCGATGAACACCGAAGATAAGATGAAGGTATGCCGGAAGTTAGCCCATAGCTTCCGGCGGCATGAGCTAACTGATGACCTGATACAGGAAGGCATGATAGCAATGTTGGAAGCAGAAGAGAGAGGATACGATGGTCTAGCTGGTGACTTTGTTATGCTGGCCAAGAAGCGTATGCAGGACTTTATCTCTCTTTGCCAAGGCCCCCTGAGCATACCCCCCTCTTCTGAAACGAGAGAGAACGCTAAGGCCATTAGGAATGGCTCTGAGACCCCTGTAACAGAGTACATGACCGAGGATACCTACAACAGTCTCAAGACCGCTCTAGGGGCTTCTACAGCCCTCCTAGAGGGTGATGAGGTTATGTATGAGGGCAACACAGAGGAATATATCTGGGTGCAACAAGTCGAAGACTTAATGCGAGAGAAACTTTCTGAGAAAGACTTCCAGATATTCCAGATGCGCTTTGGCCCTGAAGAGTTTACACAGGTGGAGG